AACTCGATGGTACAGCGTATCACCGAACTGACGAAGACTGAAAAAGGTGATCGCGCCGTCATGACTCTGGTTGCCGATCTCGAAGGAGACGGTGTGGTTGGAGACAACCAGCTGGAAGGCAACGAAGAATCGATCAAAGCGTATGACGAAGTCATCACGATCGATCAGCTTCGTAACGCCAACCGGTCGAAGGGTCGCATGACTGATCAGCGATCAATTGTTAAATTTCGCGAGACTTCTCGCGACGTGCTGGCTTACTGGCTGGCGGACCGCCTCGACCAGATGGCGTTTCTGTCCATGTCCGGTATCTCGTACAACACCAAGAACAACGGTGCGGCTCGTCCCGCCAGTTCGCAACTCAACTCTCTGGCCTTCGCCGCTGACGTTACCGCGCCGAGCACGAACCGCCACTACCGTTGGGATACGACCACTGGTATGGAACCCGGCAACACCGCTCTGGTCTCTGCTGCAGACACCCCGTCGTACGCAATGCTTGTCGAAGCGAAAGCTATCGCCAAGGAACAGTACATTCGCGGTATCCGTGGCGCTGGTGGCGACGAAATCTACCACGTCTTCATGACTCCGACTGCCCTGTCGAAGCTGAAGCTGGACGCCGATTTCCTCGCGAACGTACGTAACGCTGGCCCTCGTTCAGGCAAGAACGTCCTGTTCTCTGGCTCTATCCCGACCATCGACGGTCTGGTTATCCACGAGTACCGGCACGTTTACAACAACAGCGGCCTGCCTGATGGCTCCCGCTGGGGTGCGTCTACCGACGTCACCGGTTGCCGTGTTATCTTTGCTGGTGCTCAGGCACTCGGCTTGGCTGACCTCGGCAATCCGTACTGGGACGAAGTCGACAAGGACTACAACAACCAGCAGGGTATCTCTGTTGGTAAAATCTGTGGTCTGCTGAAGCCTCGCTTCAACTCTATCTACAGCGGTAACACCGTCGAAGACTTCGGTCTGATGGTCATCGATGTAGCTCAGGGAGGTAACGACTAATGGCTATTACGCAATCCTCAGCACGACAGTACCCGCTCGTAGCTTTCGTAACCATCGGCTATGCCGACGTCACCGACGCGGTTGCAGAAAATGCAATCGATATCCCGGCTGGCGCGAAAATCATCGCAGCGGATTTGGACGTAACCACCGCGTGGAACTCTGCCACTTCGGACACCGGCGCTCTCGCAGGCGCAGGCGTCACTCTGGCGGCTACCACCATCGCGGCCACCGGCTCTGTAGCTGGCGTGTCGCTGGACGGCTCGACCGTCGGTGCAGGCGGAGCAACTATCACCTTCACGTGGGACGGCACTGGTGCCGCGCCTACTGCTGGCGAAGCTGTTCTGTCGGTCACCTACATCCTCGAAGACCGTTCGAACGAAAACTACGACGCCTAGTCGTAACCCCACAAGCGGCCCCCAATGAAGGGGGCCGCTGCTTCTATCTGGAGACCCCATAATGGCAACCGAATACGTATCGTTAACAGACAGAAGGATCGCAACCCTCAAAGGACATGTGCTGATATTCAAGGCCCGCGTACCACAAGCGGTCCCACCCGGCATTGAGGAAGAACTGATGGCCGCAGGCATTGTGCCGGTAGCCGTCGTGGGGGACGTACCCCTGCGCACCCTCGACGAAGCAATTCAAGAGGAGCAAGACGCTCGGACCGCGCAAGACGAGCACGACACCGCAGTCGCAGTGGCTGCAATCACCAAAAAAAGCCCCGAATTCGATCAGGCAGTATTCGAAGCAGCAGTCAGGGAAGTTATCGCGAAGAACGACCCTGATGATTTAACGGAAGCAGGAAATCCGAAGGTCAAGTCTGTCGAAGCGCTGACTGGCTTCAAAGTGACGCCAATTCACATCAGGAATTTCCTCAAGTCGACGGAGTAATAAATGCAGGCCAGCGAAGTCATCGACCGAGCGCAGATCATCCTGAATGACACCTCCGCTGTTCGCTGGCTGGCAGCTGATCTGCTGGAGTGGCTGAACGACGGGGTACGGGCGATTTGTCATTTCGTACCCGAAGCCAGTGTTACCACTGAATTCGTCCAGCTGGCGCAAGGCACCAAGCAATCCCTGACGACTCTGTCAACGGGGAACGCCCTGCGCCTGATCGATGTAACCCGTAACGTTACAGACGGCACCGGGTTCCCAGCACTTCGTGCTGTGCGCTCAGTGGATCGCAGGGAGCTGGATATGGCTCACCCGACGTGGCATGCCGACGCCACTGGCACCACGGTGACCCAGTTCATGTATGACCCGCGCAATCCGCTGGAATTCTTCGTCTACCCCCCGCAACCGGCTTCTGGACAGGCATTCGTCGAGATGGTGTACTCCTCGTACCCGGCTGACCTGACCGCCGACACACAGACGGTTGGAATCGACGACACCTACGTCACGGCGCTGGTGGACTACATCGTGTACCGGGCGCTCTCGATTGACGCTGAATACGGGGCTAACCCGCAGCGCGTGGCCGCTCACTGGCAGGCCTTCGTACAAGCCGCACAGGGCAAAGCGGGTGGCGACCCGCTCGTAGAGCCGACTCCCGGCACCAAGGCAACGGAGGTAGCAGGAAACAGAAATGGCTGATACACTCGACTATTATTTCCCGCGCCTGTCGCAGGTGGCTCCCGGTTGTCCGGAGATGGTGCTTGCCGACGCAACTCTGAGGGCTATGACTTATGTCGCGCGCGAAAGCCGTGCACTACGCATGGGGTTCACAACTCCCTACGTACAATCTCAGGCAGCGTATACTTTCACCTCCGACGGGTTTCGCATCATGGACTTTGCAAAAGTCTGGTTCCTTGAAGATGACACCGTTACAGAGCTTGGCGACGATGACATCGTTCCCCTCGAAAAGAAATCACGCGCGGACCTATCATTACTGGTCGCCGAAGACGGGATGTCGAATTCCCGGCCCGACTACTGGATGAACTCCGGCGGGCAGGAAGTGTCGATCTACCCGTACGAAATCTCGAATTCCCCCGCTAACGCAGCAGTTCGCTGCCTCGCGGTTGTGTTCCCGGTACGTCCGGCGGCACAAACTTATGTCATTGACACGACCACCCAGCACTGGGCGGCGGCTCCTGACAACTTCTTTTGGGATCATGAAGAGGCGATCCACGAACAGGCCGCAGCGTACCTGCTCGGTATGCCGGACAAGGGCTGGACGAACCTCCGACAATCCGCCGCCTACTGGGCCTCTGCTGGTAACCGCATAGCGCGGATCAAGTCGCTGGCGGACGACGACGGCCAGCCAAACGTACACAGGGCTGTGCGCTATGGCGGATATTAGACTTGCGAACTTCAAGGGCAAGAAACCTTACCTGAAATCGGAGCACCTGCTCGGCACCAGTGAAGCCAGCAACTGCACCGGGACGGTTTTCGAGTCCGGCCTCATTCGCGGGGTAAACGACGAGGTTCAGGCCCAAGCGCCCGACGTGAACTTCGCCAACTCCGTTACCCTTTATCAATACCCGGTTAACAGCAACTGGTATACATGGACTATCGACGTCGACATCGCCACGGCGACCAAGTCGGCCACCGACGAGGTCATCATGTACACCGGTGACGGAGAACCGCGTATTACCACCAACGCGCTGATCGGCGCAGGCCCAACCATTGGTGCCTACAGGACGGTTGGCATCACGGCTCCGACCGCTGCTCCGACCGCCACGAAAGTAGGAGCAGAAGATGCAGACCCAAGCTACGACACTCGTAACTACGTCTATACATGGTATGACAATGTTTCCGGCATGGAGTCCGCGCCATCTCCGGTCAGCAATACGGTTACGGTTGACATTATCGGACAAACAGTTGACGTGGCAAGTAGCACGACAGCGCCTGTTGATGGCACATACAATGTCACCCACAAGAGGATTTATCGTGCAGTCACCGGTACAGCGACGACTGATTACCAGTTTGTTGCGGAGATCACCCTCGCTACCGGCACTTATAATGACGCCCTCCTCGGTGATGCGCTCGGGGAAGTAATCGTCACCGAGGACTTCGAACGACCGCCGACCACTATGAAAGGCATTGTCTCGCACCCTGCAGGCTTCTTTTGCGGGTTTGATGGGAACAATCTGTGCTTCAGCGAGCCGGGGTTCTATTACTCGTGGCCGGTGAAGTATAAGTTCGAGGTGGAATACCCCATTGTGGGTATAGCCGTCTTCGGCGCATATCTCGCTGTGATGACCGAGGGTATCCCCTACATCGTCACCGGTACCACCCCGGCGAACATGATCCCCCGAAAACTGGACGAATTCCTGCCCTGCGTGTCGAAGCGCAGTATCGTCGACATGGGTGGTCGCATTGTATACGCCGCCGAGGACGCGCTGGTAGAGATCACCGGTCAGGGCGCGCGGAAGCTGTCGGCCGGTGTTTACACCCGCGATCAGTGGAAAGCGCTGGCCCCGGTGAACATGTTTGGCGGACGTTGGCGGAATCTGTACATGGCGGTGTACCCGACGTACATCGAGCTGTGGCATCAGCGCGCGGGCGACGTGGGCATTACGCGTCTTACATATTCTTACGAGTCGGTCTGGATCGACCCGTCGAACGGCGACGTGTACTTCACGGACAGCACCAACGCGATACAACACTTCGCGGGGGGCGCTTCCAGCACAAGCACGTGGACGTGGATATCGAAACCCTTCATGTTCCGCGAGCCTATTAACTTCGCCTGCATGCGCGCGCTCGGTACATTCACCGGCACCGTCACGCTGGACGAGGACGACACCGCGCCTTCGGACCCCGACGACGTTTACACGTACACGACACCGTCGACGGCGTTGCAGGGCAACACGCCTATCCGGCTACCGAGCGGTATCCGGTACAAAGGACTGAGGCTCACGATCAACGGCGCGTCAGGCGACGAGTTGCATGAGCTGCACCTCGCCACGTCGATTGACGAGCTGCCGGGTACTGAAGGCCAACAAGCAGGAGGGTAACCATGCCGCATCGTAATATCGGGATAAACCCCGGCGTCCCGGCTGTACCCGACCTGACATTTGACGACCCGAACCTCCAGCAGGGCTATGACGCCTTGAAGGAATCCATCGAGTTGCTGGCAGGTGTTCGCGGAGACCCGAACTACCGCGCGCTGACCTACGGCGAGGCGACGGAGAATGGCACCACCGAACTGTTCGCGACGAACATCGTACTGGCCGAAGCCGCTGCGTCACAAGGCACTCTCCGGTTGGAAGGCGACATCACCGGCGTCGGCATCTTCACCAACACCGGTAACGTCACGGCGCAGACCGCGATCAACCTACCCAACGTAGTGTGTATCGACGGCGGTACTGCAACCGAAACATACCCCGGCGCTGTAACAGGACCGTATGGAGTTCAAGTTGCGGGCGGCGGCGGCGTGCCCGACGGCGGCACAGCGGGCCAGCTCTTGATCAAACAGTCCGCCACTGACGGCGACGCGCTATGGCAGACGTGGGGGCCATCACCGGGCAACGCTGTCTATTG